AGGTTTCGCGGTTTGGAAATCAACGGCGGTGGCATAGATGAAATTAACGAATGCCACGAGCAGATGCTATACAAGCTTTTCGAGCGTTCCGGCACGTGGCTACACGCTCAGCCTGACGTCGAAGGCAATACCGCGCCTATTATCATTTTAGCGACGTGTAACCCCGCGCAAAATTGGATTAAAGACGTAGTTTACGACAAATGGAAAAGCGATACGCTACCAAAGACGTGGCAGTACATACCGTCTAAAATCACCGACAATCCACACATTCCGCTTGAATACATGGAATCGTTACGGGAAAACCTACCGCCTTACGAGTTCCAAAAGTTTGTCGAAGGTGACTGGGACGTGGCAGAAAAAGCGGTTAACCCGTTCTTTTTGGCTTACGAACCCGCCAAGCACGAAAGCAAAGCGGAACTATTTGACCCGCTTAAACCGATACTTATTAGCTTAGACTTTAACCTGCAACCTTTTTGCGGCATAGTTTGTCAGTACTTTATCGACGACAAAGGAATCCACCGCTTTAGGGTAGTCGATGAAATATCGGTTGCCGATGGCTCAATCCCTAAAATGATTGATGCTATCAAGCTACGCTACGGAGCGCACCTTGCAAGCTGCTTCCTGACAGGCGACGCAATGGGCAACCGCGGCGACTTATCGCAACGTGACAACGCTAACTACTACGAGCAAATAGCGCGCGGCTTAGGGCTTAAGGATAGGCAAATGGTTGTACCACGCGCTAATCCAACACACGAAAATAGCCGCGCTGAATGTAACTTTGTGCTTCAAAACTTTCCAGACTTTAAAATTAGCCCTAATTGCAAAGGCGTGCGGCGCGATGTCAGGTCGGTTGAATGCGACGCAGCGGGGTCTATTATCAAGAAAAACAGAAAGATAATATCGCAACAGGCCGACATGGCTGACTGTTTACGCTATGCTATAAACACGTTCTTAGGCGAATGGTATGCCAAAGAGCTAAAAAGAATTGGATATAACCGCAAATGATTAATTTTGAAACAACTAAATAAATAAATACTTACTACCATGAGCTGCGAACCCTGCTTACTTATCGCTTCCTTCGACATTTGCTGCACCGACCTAACAATCGGCACGGTAGCCTTAGCTGGAGAGTACCGCACAATTATCACCGACCTATCGACAGGGGCTAAATTCAGCTACGTGTCGACAGTAGCGGCTAATAACGACCTGCTGACAATACAGCCAAACGATATTGAGGTACGCGAATATTTCTTTACCACTAACCGAACCTACGCGCTTGAAACCTTCATACAGACAGCAAGCGACTGCAACACCAACACGCCCGCCAATATAACGCGCGGCGAAGACGTAGAAACGTGCTTTTCGTTCGAGTTCTTACGAATGGACAACATAACCACCGCGCCATGACCTTTCTAGAATTAGCCGTAATAACTAGCTTGTCGTGTGTAGCGATGTATGTGCTGTTTGAAAGCAATATGCTGCTATCGTTTTTTACCGACAGATACCGGATTAAAGACTTTACCCGCAACGTTATAAACGAATACGACGACAGTAAAACGAAGTGGTATCACAAGCCGCTATTCGCTTGTGTGGGCTGCATGGCTTCGTTTTGGGGCACATCTTTCTACGCGCTATACACGGTTGTGCTAGAGTTCCGATGCTTCGATAGCGCCGAAATGCTATGCACGTGCTTGATTTGCGTTCCTTTAAATTTCATCTTTAACAACCTTACATGATAGCTTTATTTTACAGACTATTCAAAAGCAAACTAAACAGGCTTGCGTGGATTGACCAAAACAAACCAAACCCATTCGCGGGGCTTGAATTCGCGTTCAATCTTAACGGTGTAGATTATTGCACGTATCGCAGCGTGTTTGATATGCCTATGGTTCGCATGGGCAAAGTACAAGTTCTATTGGCTCAGCTTGCCTCCTGTATTAGCAGCGATGAATTAGATAGGTTCGTGGCGGCAATGAAAGGCGAGCTAGACAAGGCAACGCAAGGCACGGCGGTCAAGAACTTAGCACGTATCGGGTGGCTTATCGAGGAAATGAACAACCGAAAAACCCTGTTGGTGCATACCGATATAATGCTCCAAATCTGCGCAGCGTCAGTTATGGCTAAGGGCATAGACCCCGCCGTGTGGAATGAAGACACGGAAAAACATAAGTACGAATTATTTAAATCGGCTTACAGCACGGAGGGTCTGGCAGGTTTTTTTCAGCAAGCAGGGTTAACACAATTCTTGCCTCGATTAAACGATATCGAGAAAGACTTGACGCGGTACTTGGCGGAGTCGGACAACTACTTGAAGGCGCAGGCAGAGGTAATGAAAAGCTTCAACGAGAAATCTTAAGCATCGGCGCGGAACTTTTTAAAACGGATTTGAACTTCCGTGAGTTCCTGTTATTCCACGCGCGCACCTCGCCAATGGAATATGAGTACATGAAAAAAATGAGTTGTGAGGATTTTCTAACTTTGCTCAAAGTCCGCGAAGACATAAAACCCAAGTAGCTATGGCTGAAAAAGTAATAATCGAGTATGATGCCAACATAAAAGGACTTACCGGCAAGCTCGACGCTATAATCAACAAAGACAAGGAATTAGGCGGTCAAACCGAGAAGACCGGTAAAAAGATGCAAGACAGCATCAATAAGACCGACGCAGACGCTAACAACCTTGGCAACAGCTTCAACAACTTAAAGGGCTATGTCGCATCGGCTTTCGCGGTCGGCTCCATACTTGCATTCGGCAAAGAGGTTGTTGATGTCACGCGCAAAACCGAGCTGCTTCAAAACCAACTAAACTTTGTCGCAGGGTCAACACAAGCCGGAGCGATGCTATTCAGCCGCTTGCAAAAAGAAGCGCAAACATTAGGGCTTGAATTCACCGCGCTAAGTAAAGGCTTTGCGGGCTTTGCAATCGCATCGAAGCAAGCGGGTATTTCGGCAAATCAAAGCATTGAAACATATCTAAAGTTCGCCAAAGGATTGCGCGGTGCGGGCGCATCTGCTCAGGCTACCGAGCGCGCTTTCTATGCACTAGAGCAAATGATGTCGAAGGGCAAAGTATCAACCGAGGAACTAAGGCTGCAAATGGGCGAAGCGTTGCCCGGCGCTACTGCCTTAGCGGCTCGCGCGGTCGGTAAGACTACGGCTGAGTTCACTAAAATGTTGGAGCAGGGGCAAATTATATCTTCTGATTTCATCCCGAAATTTGCGGCAGTAGTCGAAAAGGAGTTCCTTCCCGCACTGACAGGTAAGACCAATAGCTTAGACGCGGCTTTGATTCGCGTAGGCAATGGCTTTGAGAACTTGATGCGGTCTATTGGCGACAGCAATAAAGGCGCGTTTAAGGCATTGGTAGACTTCACTAGCAACGCGCTATACAGCTTCAACGCAATGGCTCAAAACGAAACGATGCCGCTTTTACAGCGGTTAGGCGTGGCGTTTGAGTTTGCTTTCGGCGGTAAGAATGCGAAGCGAATGGTTGAGGAACAAATGGAGGTCAATGCGCTAAACGAGGCAAGCCTACAACGGCAAGCGGAGTATATTATCGTTAACGCTGACCTATCGGCTAACATTGCAGCGGTCAAAAAAGAGGAAATCGAAGACGAAAAGAAAGCGTCGGCAATCAGCAAGCTAACCAACGACGAACTATTAACACGCGTCGATTTAATACAGGCATCTATACTTTTATTCGAAAAGCGCAATTCGGTGTTTATCAAAGCCGGAACATTAGAGCGGGTCGTCGGTGAACAAGCAATCAATGATTACAAAGCGCAAAAGTTCGCTATTGGATTAATCAACGAGGAAATATCAATACGCGCGGGGTTAGCGCAAAAAGAAGAGGAAAACAGAGGTGTCGCAGCCGAAAAGCGCAAAGCAGACGAGGCAATATTCCTGAAAAACGCCGTAGACCTAGCACGTATTAGGGTCGTTGAATCTGAGGGCGGCATCGACCGTATCAACGCGCTGATTGAGTTGCGCCGTGCCGAAGGTGCTGCTGAAATCGGCAACATCAAAAAGACCGCGACAGAAAAACTGTTAAGCGAGGCAAATCTAAACGCCGACCTTAAAAAGCTGTATGCTGACCGCGCCGAAATGGTGGCGGACGCAACGACAGGCGGCGCGGATGAAGACATGGGCTTAAATCAGTCGGGTGGCAAAGCTATCGACCGCTTCCTAAAAAATATAGGCATACAAAGGGACGCGGAAAAAAAGCTACTAAGCGATAAGATACAAGGCGAGCTTGAACTAGAAGCAATACGTCAGCGGCTAATCGAGCAGCAACTAGCCGACACGGCACGGCGCACACAGGCAACGATTGAAAGCGTTACCCAAGTCGCTAATGTCTTTGGCGGCTTGATAAGCAGCTTTGTCGCTACCGAGAACCAAATCGTTCAGCAGCAAGCCGAACAAGCTTTACGCAATCAAGAAGCGCTTTTACAATCGGGCGAAATAAACCAAATAGACTACGAGAAAAACATAGGCGCCATAAAAGCCCGTGCCTTTGAAAAGCAGAAAGAAGCGGCTGTAATCGACGCGCAAATCAAATCCGCGCTTGCCGTATTGCAGCTCTTTACCTCGTTACCATTCCCCGCAGCACTAGCCGCTTCACCGTTTATAGTTGCTTTAGGGGTGCGGCAAGTCGATGCGATACGCTCACAGCCGATACCGACATTCCACGAAGGCGGTATCGACATTGGCGGCGGCGGCAACATGACTAGCGGTAGCCTTAAGCCGAACGAGTTCTTAGCTAAGCTTGAACGAAACGAATCGGTTATCACCAAGCAGCGCACCTCTCAGTACTACGGTGAGTTAGAAGCCGTTCAAAACGGAAGGCTTGAAGATTACATCGCACGGCACTACATCGCACCGGCACTTAAGAACGCGCGCGGCGGTGAAGGCATCGGTAGCAGCACTGCCAACACAATCGAAGTAATGTTCCAACAAGCTGACTTGGTCAACGCCGTCAGGGGTAATAAAACGGTACGGCTACACAAAGACACGGTTGAACAATTGGCAGGGGCTATGCAGCCGTCCTCAGCAGGTAAGATACTTAACAGGAGGGCGTGGGCATGAGTTACGCAGTAACGCTTAACGGCATAGGGCTAACCAACGAGCCGAAAGGGCTTGAACTTGAAAGTGCTATTCAGATAGTGCGCGACAGAAACATTCCGGGCTTATTTACCACGTTAATATCTGATCTAGAGTTTTGGGGCGATGGCTACGATGTGCTATTAGCAGCAGTTCAGGGCGTGGGGATATGCGAGTCGATACCTATTACCATTGTGGAAGATTGCGAGGTCAACGGCATCAACTTTGAAGGCTTGATATTTCTTTCCGATATTGACCTCGACCTATTCAAATGCACCGCTACGGCAAGCGCGGAAGACAATAGCCTTGCCTCGCTTGTGCTCAGGTTAAAAGATACTAAGGTCAGGGTCAATTCAGGCTTTACGCTCAACGGCTTAGTGCTTACCGACATTGGCAGCAATATTGGTGGCAAGACATGGTACACGCTCGAAGAACTTTTTCAGCATACCATAAGCTACATAACCGACAATGAACTAACAGTCAACACGGGCGTAATTTTCGGCACTAATTTTTTACCATCAGACGCGGGAATTACTGTTTTAACAACAACAAGCTTGGCAGGTACTATTTTGCTTAATTACACCGACCCCGTAGGCATACCCGTTGACCGCTCTATTGCAATACCATTCGAACAAACCATTGACCAAATAGCCGAAAAAATTGCGCTATCCCTTGCTGACGAAACGCTTAACAACTTAGGCAGGCAAGCGATTGTTCCGTATTTTATCGACAGACTTGGAGCCGTAATTATATTAGTATCTTTCCCAAGCTTTAGCGGGCTTACCGTTGACATGGGCGGCACGGGAACTGTATTGGTAGGTGTCACTGCGGGCAGCTACGGGTTAAACAATGTAGTAATAACGCCGGGCAGCAACTTAAACGCGGCAGCCCCGCAGGATTGGACAATAAGCTTCCAAAATGTTGTTTCGATAGGCGCCTATTATAACCTATCGTTTGAATTCAGAGATACCGATAGCGTGCAAGAGCTTTTTATTGACCATGAATCAGCGTTCTTTGTCAACACTCCGTTATTCACAATCGGTGGTGCTAAAATCATGCAAAGCCAAACCGCGCCGTTTAGTTTCGGCTCGCTGCAATACAACCAACAAGCAGAAGACGTGGAGCTGCTGCTATTTAAAGAGCGGTCTTATGTTAGCTATTCATGTGTGAATTCTGATATTAACATAGCAGCCGCGGCTTCGCCTTATTTGCTAGAAGTAGACGCTGACGCGCAAAGCGATAAGTACTACTTAGCCGAAGTAGTCGGTGGCTCAATAGCATCTTATCAAACGTCATATTACAACGGCGCAACAATAATATTAGGAAAGCTTTACCGTAGCGGCTCGATACTAAACACGTACGTCGCTAAGAACTACTCGAACCGCGCACCCTTGGGGCTGACATTCGAGGGCGTTACGGTCACCAACGACTACCCAATCAAGATTACGAAAAGCATTACCTTTGACTACCCGATAACACGGGCTAACCTAAAGGCGATGAACGACAACAAAAAAGGGTATATCACCGTAAACGGCATAAACGGATGGATAAACAACGTTACGTCAAGCCTTAAAACAGGACTCACGCAATTTGAACTAATAACAGAATGAGCGTAATTCTCACACCAAATCAATCAATCGTTTGCGCGCCTACGACCTTAAGCGACGACTTAATCAATTACGATTGGTTTGTAAACGCCGAGAATTGGCAGGACACGGGCAGCAACATACTAACAGTAGGTGCTTATGGTGGCGTGCAGATTTATGCGCTTGACGTAGGCGATGGATTTTTACCCTACACGCTCTACTATGCGCAAACAATAGTAACGGATTGCGATTTCGTGCTTTACAACGTGCTGTTTGATTTCGTCAGCTACACAGGTACGATAACCGTCAGCAACGCTATTGCGTCAGCCGGAACGGGCGTAGTTATCACAGGCAGCGGGTGGTGGTCTTTTCTACTACCTAAAAACACGAAGCCGAATTTTGCTTACCAAGGCTTAGCGGGTATTACGCGAATATCAAACCTTCAAGCCTACTGCATAACCGCCGCTCCGGATTGCGATTGCAGGCACGGGGATTACATTCAGCCGATACTTGCCGAATGTGTTGTTCCGGATAGCGTCGCCGAAATGATGGCGGCAATACGCGCTGAATGGATAGCCGAAAGCACTACCTACGAATCACCGCTATGTGTTGCCGAGGTTCTTGAATCGCTAGCAGAAATAGGCACGGGGATATGTGACATGACAAGCGAGGGCGTTACGGTTCAATACCCCGCTATAATTGGCGCCGACGTGGTTTTAAACGGCAGCTTTGCAAGTGGTGCGAACTGGACACCGTCGGGCAGAATGTCAATAGGTAGCGGCTCGCTCAATTGTAACGCAACGGTAGGCGGTGCGGAATGCTTTCAAACGTGCTTGATTGTCGGCAACTACTACAAGATAACGCTGACGGTATCGGGGTCGACAGGCGGCGAGGTTAAAGTTCAGTTCGGTACTGTAAACACTATCGGCACGGTAAGCACTAACGCTACTGTCACGTTATACGGCAAGTGCATAACCGACGGCAAGCTGATATTTGAAGCAAGCGCATCAGCGGCTTTCAACGGCTCGATTGACAACGTATCGGCACGACCTATCTCTATTTTTGAATTCACGGCTTTATTCGACTCAGGGCTATCGTTAGGATTTACACAGGACTTCATTCAGGTTGAAGACGACATTGTGTTCCAACGCATGACGCTCAACCCTACCACCGACCCTGTAGCGATTACCAAAGACTGCTTTCGTGTCTTTGTCTATAATTCACACAATGAATCGGTAAGCACTGCTTACGAGCCTGAGTACTGCTTGACCGAGCCGTGGCAAATCACTACTAACGCGTGCGGCACGTTGCTGCTGACCGCGTTAATGGAAACATCGACTAGTTCGTGGGGATGGGGTTTTGCGGTTGAAAATAGCGGTATTTATTCTCCACGCATGAGAGTCTTTGCCGACCTTACCGAACCGAAATTCCCTACCGAATTAGACCAATTTGAAACAAGCTTTCACTACATATCACTGATATACGGTGAAAGGCGAAAAGTTAGCTTACTAAAGATTAACAGGTCGCCGCTTTACGTTCATGAATTCATTAGCCTTGCTTGCCGCACCGATTTGTTTGGCATAAGGTTAGCCGATAACGAGGCAAACTTCTACTTCACCAATACCGAGGAGTACACGCCGCAATGGATAAGAACGATGCGCATCGCTCCAGCTACAATCGAGGTGCAGGTCAAGCAACAGGACACCGTGAAAAACCTTTGTGATTAATTTACTTATATTTGCCCTGTCGTGCGATGTGGCGTTCCGAGCCAATAAATCGGAGAAGTAAAAAATATCAAAAGTTAAAAAAAAATGTCATATATCCAATATGGATGCGGCGACCTTCCTAACCATGAGTTAGTGCCGTGTGGCGTATATCCTAAAGGCGGCATTTCGGCGATTGGGATTCTGGAAACAGATCACACCATCACCGACTTTACAAACGCCGCGCAATATACCGCCGCGATAGCGAACAACTCGCTGAATGTTATTAAGAACATTCGGGGCAATGTTCCCGACCCCTCCCCCGTTGAAGGCGACAACCCTGTAGGTTGCGGCCCTGATACGATTCTCAACGGCTTTAATTGGACAGCAAATTGGATGGATGCCAACGTAACGAGCGGCAACATTGATTTTTACAACCAATTGAACACCCGCACGACCTTTCTGATAATTTATCTTTGCGATGAAGACACGGTCATGGTTGTTGAGCGTGCCGTTAATTACATCGGTTTTAACACCGTACCGGCAAGCAACAAAGAGTTGCAGATGTTTAACGCCACCGCGCGCGCATCGTTAAGTGCGAACGGTTTACCGCTTAAATACGACGCTCCGGCGGGTATTTTCGAGTAAGATGTTAAGCTGTTAATAAAAAGCCCTTGCGATTGTAAGGGCTTTTTTTATTTCAAAATGAATTGACTAATTTTGAAAATGAACAAAAAGATAAGGTTTACCGGCGGCGTTCAGATATACTCAGCCGTTGTAGGCGAATTGGCTACCAAGGGCTATTGGTTGCCACGCGTCGACCTTGCTGAATTCGAGGCAGGAGATATAAGCTTTGAAGTCAACCACAAACACAAAAAAATGATACGTATACGATGATATGCTTCAATTACGACAGGCATAAACGCTTCATTACATACATGATAACCAAGGCTCAAAGCATACACTTTATAGCCCTATGACATGACGAAAAAAACAAGTGAAACAGGCATATTGCTAATGGCTTTCGGTAAGCCGCAATACGCTCAAATGGCGTTCAATATGGCTTTGTCAATAAAAGCGCACGGCACGACGGCACGCATTCAGCTAGTGCATGACGACTCGGTAAAAGGACTTAGGCACGATCAGCTTTGGCCGTTTGATATACTCACGCCGATCAAGCACGACGACCTGTATAGCGGGGCTTCAATGAATCCGGGCAGGGCAAAAACACGGATGGACTTTTATACCGAGTTTGAAAATACGATATACTTAGATGTCGACGGTATATGCTTAAAACCGATACAGCCTTTGATTGACCACATGGACGCGCTTAGCGGCTATTACTACGTTCAATCGGCTAATTGGTACGAGCCGAGCAACGCCGTGCCTACACACAACTTGAAGCGTGACGGCTTAGCTTTCCCGCAAATGCAGTGGGCTTTGCCTGAAAAGATATGGCAAGTCCACGGACTGAAAGAAGATGCTGAGGTAACGGCTATCAATTCATCGTTCACCTATTTCAGAAAGAACGAATCGAAAGCATTCTTTGATAGCGTCCGCGACAACATCGACAACGGATTAAAGCCCGGCGAATACAGTTTGTTGTGGGGCGGCACGTACCCCGACGAACTAGCATTTAACATCGCGTGCGCTCAACACGAAGTAAACCCGTCGGCTATGCTCAATCCGATATGGTTTCAATTCGGCAAGCCGCTTACTAAGCCCGCCGAAATGACTGCTAACTACTATTTTTTGGGCTTGTACGGAGGCGCACACGTTACCCACAGTTCGGCGGGTGACTATTACGACAGGCTTATGTTCGGGTATTGCCGCAATATGGGGCTAACACATCAGTTCAAATGGCACTTCCTTAGCAAGGCAAAGCACCAAGGCAAAAGCACTCAGTTAAAGCGGTTAAACTAAATGAAGGTATCAATTATCACAACCTGCAAGGGGCGGCTTGACCACCTTAAGCAGTGCTTACCGAGTTGGTTTAACCAATCCTTTGCAGATGTCGAGATTGTAATGGTGGATTACAACTGCCCTGAGCAAAGCGGCGACTACTGCGACTGCTTAGGCGAGGGTATTGTAGTTGTCCGCCCTGAGGGTATCGGTAAGTATTTTAACCTTAGCCATGCCCGTAATATCGGCGCGCTATCTGCAAGCGGTGATGTAATGTTCTTTATTGACGCTGACACGACGCTCGACAACGATTTTATTCAGCACCACGTCGATAACGTGCTTGTCGACGGTAGGTTCTTATCGGGGTGGTTCTACGGCGACGCAACAGGTAGCTGCATTGTATGGGCGCGTGACTTTAAAACGGTGCGGGGCTTCAATGAAAACGTCGAAGGGTGGGGTTTTGACGACATAGACTTCTATAAGCGTTTAGAGGCTAATGGCATTGAGCAGAAAGGCTTTGAACGTGGTATCGTCACTATTAAGCACGGCGACGAAGACAGGGTGAAGCATTACCACAGCAGTAATTTAAGGGCAACAGATATGAACAACCAAAGAAAAACGAAGCAAAAATTTATAAGTTGTATATTATGAAAGTGACTTGGAAAGACTTAAAGGGGTGGTTCGACTTCCCATCAATTTACGACCGCGCAATTGAAACCGCGCCACGCGGGGCGACGCTTGTCGAGGTCGGCGTGGCTTACGGGCGGTCAATCAATTACATGGCGACGCAGTCTAAGCTTGCCGATAAGGCGTTGAAGATTGTTGGCGTGGACTTGTTCATGGGTAGCGTTAAGGAAAAGCCCGGCACGTACGCAAAGGATATGTTTGACCAATTTGTTCACGGCGTTCACGCGTGCGGTAATAACGACGTAATAAGAACGCTTTTAGGCGATAGTGCCGAGTCGGCAAAGAACTTCAAAGACAAAAGCTGCCACCTCGTATTTATCGACGCGTCACACACATACGACGAGGTAAAGCGGGACTTGATCGCGTGGCTGCCCAAAGTATCGCGTGGCGGTATATTCGCCGGTCACGACATAGACGCCGAGGGTGTGCGCAAAGCCGTCAATGAGGTATTAGGCAAGGAAGGCGTTGATTGGGTTATCGAGGGCAGAAGTTGGGTGATGTCATGAAGCGCAACAAGATTTATTATAACGACCCTGAATATTGGGAAATAGCCGTGGCAATTATTTTATTTGGCGCAATAGCGTTTTTGTTCATCGCTTTTGCTTAGTTTTGAATCGGTTTAGTTATTGGCTTTGAGGTCAAGGTGAAAGCCGCTCAATTTTGGGCGGCTTTTTTTTATAACTTGTTTTGCTTAGTTTTGAAAAACTTACGACAAAACCGAATGACATACTCCATACAAATCGATGGGCAAACAGTAAGCAAGGCAGCAGATGAAAGCACGCGCGACATCATTTTTACCGCTATAAAAAAAGCCCACCCATACAAGCTTGTTACATGGTCTGTTATAAAAGCCGGAACCACCAAATGTTGCGGAGCAATAGAAAAGGCATGAAGCGCAAAAAGGTTCGAGTCGTGACAAATTGGTGTAGTTCGTTTGACATACACGACAGGATAATTGACCAATTTTGCGCCGATAAAACAACCCTCGGCTTTGAATTTACCGCCTCGGATGATTACGACTACCTAGTCGCATTCAACGATATGAGGGGCTTTACGCCGTTAGTTCCTAAATCCAATATCTTAGGCTTCATTCAAGAGCCACCAAACCATGCGCATTTTTACGACACGAAATTAGCGGACAGCTGCGAATTGGTTTACACCTGCGCCGCGCCACATCAATATCCTGTTTATAGCGATAACATGAAAGGCTTTCCGTGCGGTATGTTCTTTCACATGGGCGGTGATATACTCGATTATTTCGGTAAGCCCGAAAAAACTAAAGACGTGTCAATGATTACCAGCGGCATACGTGGCGGCTTCTACGAACACCGCCGCAACCTTGCCTCTTATCTTCACCGTAGCGGCACGGCTGATGTTTTCGGCAGGGGGCTATCGACAGGTAAAGGCACGCTGCAAAACAAAGCAGACGGGCTAATGCCCTACAAGTTTAGCGTGTGCATGGAGAACGGAATATACGAAGGATACATTTCAGATAAGATTATAGACGCTGTTTTGTGCGACGCGATACCCATCTATGTAGGTGCGCCTGATGTTGCTGCATTCATTCCTTTTGCCATTGTACTCGATAACTTTACCAATCCAAAGCGAGCCGCTGCGGACATAAAAGAAATCATTCAGTCGGTAAATTACGACGCTATCTACCCAAAGATGCAAGCGTTTAAAAAGCTATATTTAAGCAAGCATTCAATACTAACTAAGATTAACGAGTTTGTAAAATGAAGACAATACACGCAACGATAGCCAAACTTATTGCCACAGGCGGTAAGGTGATATTTGAGATAGGCGCACATAAAGGCGAGGACACAGCGCACCTTGCATCGATTAAAGGCAGCGTCGTTCATGCCTTTGAATGCGACCCGCGCAACATCTTAACGCGATTACCTGCTAACGTGCGCATCAATTACAGCGCGGTATCTAACCACAACGGCACTCAGGACTTTTGGCTATCCGAAAAGCCAGGCGCGCAATGGACTTGCAGCAGCAGCTTGTTGCTACCAAAGAAGCACTTAGAGGAACACCCGCAAATCAAGTTCGACCGCCGCGTAGAGGTAAGATGCACAACGCTCGACACGTACTGCGAATCGAATAGAATCGAAGCAATAGACTTTATTTGGATGGACGTACAAGGCGCGGAACACCTCGTATTTGAAGGCGGCAATTCTATACTGAAAAACACGCATTTCATATTCACCGAATACGCCGACAACGAGCAGTTTAGAACTCAAAAACCATTGGCGGATTTATTACTAATTTTGGGTAAGAATTGGCGCGTTGTCGAGAAGTGGGATTATGACGTGCTGCTAATCAATGACAACTTTAAAATGTAAAGATATGTGTGGCTGCAAAAAAAAACCTAGAGGCAAAAGATGATTAACGACGAGCAAAACGTATCACCCTTAGAGGGCGCGCTAAATCATGTCGTTAAAGTGCTTAAAGGCACGAAGGGAGATGCTACGCCCGACTTTTACGACACCTATGCAGATTCTGTCAAGGTGGCCAGTAAGCTCCGGCCACACGCTGAATATGACTACTTCCCCGACGAACTTTTTGCGGAAAAAGCACCGAACCAAACCGCTGCTGAATTCACGTATCAAAAAGGGATATATCAGCCCGTAACCGTGCCTTACTTCCACAAAGCGGCTAACACCGCTTATCGGATATGGAACGAGCAGAACTACGATATTATTTGGGGTGAAGGCAACGACGAGCAGCGCGACTACTTTTATAAGCAGTTTCCTTTCTGGGGCAACTTAGAAAGCTATTATAAACAGGTCGTCACGCCTCGCGACCTAACAGACCCGAACGCGGTTATTGTTCACGTGCCTATAAACTTAGCGTTCACTGAGGAGGGTATATTCGATGACAGCAAGCGCGTTGAGGTAATAGCCGATTTATACCCGTGTGAGCGTGTATGGCTATTTGAAGACGATACCGAATGTATTATCGCGTCTTATGAACACTCGATGCTTGACGGTGATAAAACGGACGGCCTCGTATTGTGGTACTTTGATAAAAACGAAATCTACAAGCTTACGCAATACGGCAAAAAACAGGAATACACCTTTAACATCGAGCTGTATTATGCCCATAACCGCGACAAGATGCCATGTCGTCGCCTTGGTGGCATTCCAATTCAAAGGCAAGATAACTTTTACTTTCAATCGTTCTTTAGCCCTGTTGTACCCGCTTTGAATCAAGCGCTATGTGACAGCTCGACGCTATCAATATCTAAGTATAGCCACGCCTTTTTGCAAAAGTGGGAATACGTCGACGACTGCGAGGTGTGCGACGGCTCAGGCAATGAAAGCTATCACATGGAAGGCTTCAACGAGCTAAAGACCCGTATCTGCTCAGGTTGCCACGGCGCGGGGGCTAAGCGTATGTTTTCCGCTTCGTCGGTTTATCAAGTTCAATCTCCCACGAAATTCAATACCGAAAAGGAGAAAATGGCCATACCACCCGCGGGCTTTATTGACATAGACCATGGCATCCTTGACTTTTTGCAAACACAGGTCGAAAAGAATATACAAAGCGCCTTTGAGCTGTTGTCAATAGACGTAATGAACAGCGACAAAATCAGCGGGCGTGAAACGGCAACAGGCAAGGCAATAGACCGCGAGGAACTGTATTCGTTTTTACTCAGGTTTAGCGAAACGGTATTTAACTTATTTGAGTTTAGCGTTAACACAATCGGAGAAATGCGATTCGGCAAAGAATGGCAAGCGCCTTCAATCCGCTATCCGCAAAACTTTGAGATGCGAACCGATACGGAACTAACCGAGGAGCTAAAAGCCGCTCCCGACTTCGCTAAACCGATGCTTGCCATGCAGTACGCAGGCGCGCGCTTCGCCACGCAAGAAAGCAAAGCGGACTTGCTTAAGATTTCGTTTTCGTTAGACTACTTTTTCGGCAAAGAGGTCAAAGATGTGATAGCCCTCGTTTCGTCAGGCATTGCGCCGAAATGGAAGGCGACGCTTCACAACGAAATGATGTCTATAATCCGCGAAGCTATTGCCGGTAACGCTACGTTCATGGACTTAGACGCTATCGAGCGTCAAGCGATTGTCGATGCGATAGCTCAGGCAAGAACGCCCGACAACGCGAGGTTAACGCCGGAGCAAATCCTTTCGGAAATTATAATATGACCCTTAAGGAAATTATAGAAGCAAAAGACAGGGCGCTGATTTCCGCGCCTTTGTCTTTTAACGCAGCGGTCAACGCGGCGCAAAGACAGCTTCTACAACAAGCCTTGCAGCTAGTTGGGCAACTTGAATACAGTGAGGGTTTGCTAGTGCTGAGCGAAACAAACTACGCGCGTATAGGTCAAATTATCGAAGCCATGCGCGGCACGCTGAGCCGCGGCGAATACGCGTCGGCGGTTGTTGGACTTGCCACCAACATGGCACTGCAAGCGTCGCTCACTAGAGATTATTTCGACGCTGTTTTTGGCGATGCTTTTAGCGATAAAGCGCTTTATCAAATGGCATTTAAAAAAGCGCAACAAAACGCTCTTTTATCGCTTACATCAGAAGGCATCGACGCTAACTTCTTAAACATATTCCGCGATCAACTGACCGACGCTACAAGTGCAACAATGAGCCGCGGACAACTAGAGTCGACTGTTAGGCTGTTTATTGAAGGCGATGCAAAGCGGCTCGGAAGGCTTCGCGGCTACACGGGTCAAATCGCTGACGATATATTCAGTATTATAGATAGGAGCTACACCAAAATAATAAGCGAAGACCTAGACGTGCAGTTCTACCTTTATTCGGGCGGAATTATCGACGATAGCCGCCCGTTTTGCGTGACCCGTCATAACAAGTATTATCACCGCATGGAAGTAGCAGCATGGGGGAGCTTAGCCGATTGGACGGGTAAGATTGCGGGCACTAACCAAAGCACTATATTCATCTATGCCGGTGGCTACCGTTGTCGCCATTCAATACTACCCGTAGCGATAAGCAGCGTGCCTGAGGCTGTTATTCGGCGCGCTGAGCGCCTTGGGTTTATGTAGTTTGCTACTTTCAATGTAACTACTTAATTTTACAACACACATTTAAACAGAACTATCATGGAAAAAGGTAAAAGAGTACGTGCTATCCGCGACAATAAGGTAGTGTTTATTAGCCAAAAGACCGCGCGCGATTCGGGATTTCTTAGGAAGTACGGAATACGCGTTGACGACGAAAAGTTTAACCCAAGCGCACCTGTTGAAGCAGAGCTGCCTGTAAAGCCAACGCCGACACCTGAGCCGGTTATGCTTACAAAGCAGGTCGAAGCACTATCGTTTGCATCTATTGAAAAACCTAAACGCACAACTAAAACCGTAAAATAATGGCTATTGACCAAAAGGAAATCGCAAAGTATCTATTTGATGCTGAGCAGTCGTTTGAAACTATCGACGCTTTCAAAGACGCTTTGAACGCCCGTTTTGTGAGCCGTGAAGTCGCGGCGGAAGACGAAGAAATCAAAAACAAGGTGACGGGGAAGGTATTAGGGGCTTTAGAAACCAAAATGAAGCGTGAATTTGGGCTGACAGAAGAAGAGGTCCGCGGCAAAAAGGTTTCCGAGCTTATTGAATTGGCAGGTGTTCGCGTAAAAAGCAACGTCGAAGCACTTACAGCCGAATTGGAAGCGGCCAAAAAAGGCAGCAACGGAACCGAGGAAATCGCTAAGCTGCAATCCGATTTGAACGCCGCAAAGCTACGCGCAAAGGAAAACGAAGACCTTGCAACGGCCAACGCGACGAAGCTTGAAGAAGCAACCAATATCTTCGCAAAGGAAAAAGGCGGCATATTAGTGGGCTACAAATTAGAGCAAATCAAGGCATCTATACCTTGGGCTGAGTCTGCCAACGAGTACACGCGGAAGGGCTTTGATTTTGCCATTAAAGAAAACTATATCTTTGAAGAAGAAAACGGCGAGTTGATAGTAACCGACAAAACAGGCAACAGAATTCAGAACGAGAAAAAAACAGGCTTTATCAAGCCTGACGAACTTCTGAAATCCGAAGCTGACAAAGCAGGCTTGCTCAAAAAAGCAAGCGGTGCACCGGGAGCAAATCAACCGATACGACAATACACGCCAGCAAGTAATACGGGCAACGGCAGACAGCCGCACCCCAACTACAAGCCGCGCGCGTAAAGCACGACAAGATGTGCCTGAGTTATCGGGGCAATAAATACGGGTAGCGTTTTAAAAGTTGTGCCTTTCTGCTCGGGCATCATTCGCGCATAAATCCAAACAATTAAAACGTAAAACAAAATGTCATACGCATTTAACTCATTTATCAACTGCCCCGATATTCAGGGCAGACTTGAAGACGGCTATTTCCGTGGAGACCCCACGATGTTTCAAGGCCATATCAACGTGCTTCGCGCCGTAACCGCTCCTTTCAATGAAAGCGGCGTTATGCAGCGTCAAATCGACACGCGCAACGGCAAGTATCGCCAGGTCGAGGTTGTTTATCAGCCCCGCCTTTCAGTTACAGACGTTAGCACAAGTGCCGCACTGACCTGCGCCGGTGGTGCTACATACGGCGAAACATCGACCGTGTACAACATCGACCCTGCTGTCGGTGCTTCCTTCCCTTGGTCTGTAAGTTTAACCGATTTAGCCGCGCGTTGCGAGGCTGACGAAAACTACATCGCTCGCATGGTTGAAAAAGGTATGTCGGCAATCAAACGCTCGATGAATCAAGAAGCTGTTGCTTTCCTTGATGCCAATTTTGGACCGCTCGGCTACGGCGACACGACCTTCACGACTAAGACAAAGCTTACCAACGGCGCTTTTGTTGACGATTACCTATCTGACATTATGTATCAGTACGAGCTTGCCGAAGGGTGGAATCGTCCTGTTGTTGTTGGCGGCGAATTGTCACGCAAGTACATGACCGCTTTACGCGCTCATTGTTGCGCTACGGTAAACGTTGACCTGCAAGCATTGGCAGGTAGCGACGCTGAAGCTTACTTCTTCTTCGAGCCGACCGCCGACACCGTATTCGGTGCAGGTCAGTTCGCATTCTGGGCGCCGGGTGCTGTTCAGTTGATTCGTTACAACGAGTTCACGAACGTACAAGGGCCGCGCGGTATTGACGACGGTGCGATTAAAATCGGCACTATCAGCGACCCGCAGACCGGCTTAGACTTTGACTACTACGCTCAATTTGATTGCGGCGTGTGGAATTTTCAGTTGAAGCTTGCCTACAAGTTCATCAGTATGCCTGAGGATATGTTCCTCACAAACGACAACTTGTCGGGCGTGAATTACATCTTCAACGGTGTAGTGACCAATCCGTCATAATCGGGTAGCTTCTGCTCGATGTGTGAGGGGGTGCAGCAATGTACCCCTTTCTTTTTTTTTGTACTTTTGGGTAAATAAAAACACAATGGCAAACTGTTACGATAACGTCATAGGCATTAAAGGCTATTGCAGCGATGTAACGCCTTCAAGCGGGTTGTGGCTTAACGACCTCACAGGACTTGATTTGATAAGCTTAGACCACGGCGCAAACGCTGAGCAACAAACGGCAATTACATTGGTGCTGAGTAAAATTGAATCCGCTTTTAATCTCATGAAAGCCGAATCGCAGAACATCATGTCGTCACGGTGGCATTTCCAAACATCTGCAAGCGATAGCGTTATAGGCTTTTTTCCCGAATCTGTATCACCGATTGCCGCCGCTCCTGTTTTTCGAGGCATAGCGGCACGGTTCGGACAGGTCGATTACTTTAGCTTAGGGCTGACGGCTATAACGTTTCTTTTGCCCGAGACCGTAGCCAATATCCCCGTGTTTGTCGTCGACCTCAGAACAGGCGTTACTGTCGACACCATAGCTTGCAGCAGCGTTGCCAACGTGCCGACGCGCACCAACGTGGCAAAGAAGTACATAACAAGCGGGCAGATGCTTAACTACGCGTTTTTGTTCGATACCACGACTATTCAAACCTACAACACCACGCTTTACCCTACGGCTTCATGTGGCTCGTGTAAAATCGGATATTACGAAAACGGTAGCATCTTAGAGCGGGCAATAAAAATACCTACTGCATCGGCTAAGGTCGAGGCGAATATATCGAGCGACGGCTTTGCGGGCGGTATGTCGGTACAATATCAGCTTGCTTGTAGCTTCGACTCGTTGCTATGCGCACATATGCCACAGCTTGGATATGCGTTGCTGTATAAAACGGGTTCGCTTCTAATGCAAGAGCTTAAGTATAGCAAGCGGCTCAACGGTATAATATTCACTAACCGCGAAAGCTTTTCTGAGCTAGAAGTATACTATCAGCAGAAGTACGAGGAATATTTAAACACGTATTGGAACAGGGCAAATTTAAGTTCCGGCTGTATTATCTGCAACAAATCTATTAAACAAGTCGTCCGCATACCATGACCTTAGCGCAACAAATCGAAAGCTTAGAACGTAAAAAGCAGATGTTAATATCGGGGCGGGACAAAGCACTTCGCGTCGCCGCTCTTGATACGACGGCGGCTGTATCGATGCGAATCTTTACCTCAGGCGGTGCGCAACGTGGGCGAATTGGTAGCTACTCGACGCGGCCTATGTTTGCAACGCAGTCACAGTTCGTGAAAAAAGCAGCGTTTAAAAAAGACGGGTTTATACGCTTTCCCGGCAGCAGCGGCGCAACTCCGATCATGAATCTCCCCGGCGGATATAAGCAGCTCAGGGCTATTCAAGGCAGACCTACCAACACGGTCAACCTAGACTATTCCGGCGCAACACGTAAAGACTTCGAGAATAGCGTGCGCAAATGGGGCAACGGATATGCGGCTATTGTAAAGCGCGATTTAAGCGCCGAAATAATCGAAAAGAACGAGCTTCATTTTAAGAAAAAGATTTTCGCTTTGACTGACAAGGAATTGATACACTTTGAAAAAACGCTTACTAAAGAAGTAATGAAATGGATTTCTTAGCCTTAACCACCGCAATATTCGACCGCATTGCGCCGTATCAATTAGTACGACATACAGGCTTTGCCGAGGTGATAACCGACAAGGATAAAAAGTACCCCGCCGTGTTTTGCACCAACGGTGAATTTAAGCACGTCGACGGTGGTTACGATTGGAACGAGGGTATAGCTTACGTGCGCGTGAATGGTAGGCAGTCACAAAGCGACGCGCCTGAATCGGCTTACTTCATGGGCTGTCAGGACTTACAGAATATCAGCATACCGCTTCGCCTTGTGCTAATAGCCCGCCGCGATAAGTGGCTACCTTTCGACGCGGCGCAAACTATTGCCTCTGCTATCGGCGGCAACTACCGCAACTTAGCCTTAGAAATCGGCGCGGTGTATGTTAGCGTGAATTCAACAGATACAGAAAGCAATTACACTACGGTTTTAGAAGATGAATTTGAGGGCGTAGATATTCGCTTCGACACCTCGCTTATGGCTATTTACGTAGACATTGTTGTCGAGTTACAAGGCGACGCGCAATGTTTAGCAACACCTGCTTGCATTGCTGTCGTTCCCGAACCGTTATGGCTTGCGGGGGTAAGTAATGGAAGGCTTTACCGCTCTATTAATGGCGGTACGACATGGGCGGAAACACAGCCCGCTGGAAATTTTAACGCAACGTGGGCAGGCTCTCACGTAGCTACCCTAGGAACTTTTGCTTTTGTGACAACCAACACAAAACTATACAGGTCTAACGACGGCGGGGCTACATGGGTGGAATTGACAAGCCCGAACGCAAACACTAACTTAGGAGTAATAAGCGGCGCAAAGGAAAACGGCAAAGTACTTGCAATAGGCACGCCTATAAACACGGCGTTACCAAACATATTTTTATCCGATACTAACGGGCTAAACCTTGCATCCTTTACCATCGACGGTATAACAACGGCACGGGAGTACACAAATTCAAAAATGAGCAGCAACGGGCAAAAGATTGTTGTTGCAGGCGATAATAGGGACTTTAGGGCAGCAGGTGTTCGGTTTACAACAAGGCTTACAACAGACAACGGCGCAACGTGGTCAACACCTTTTAATGTAAGCAACTCGTTTTATGTAGTTTATGCAGTTAATGATTTGTTGGATAAAATTTTTATTGCTGAATTCAATTCGGTCTTAACGTTTAATTCACTAAAAAGAACGATTGACGGCGGCGCGACATGGGACACGGCGGCAGGCGTGACAAGTGGCGGGTTCTTTGACATGAGCGGCGACGGCACTACGTTGTATTGGGCTACGTCTTCAATACTTCGCAAATCGACTAACAACGGCACGTCGTTTACCACACTCACAATACCAAGCAGGGCAGGCAATATTCAGGAAGTCCGCACCAATTTGAACGGGCTAAAATTGTTAGTGCTGACATCTCAACGCGCCTACCTAAGCTTAGACGGCGGCACGACTTGGGCGCAAACACAACCGAACGGAAACAGTAACTTCAATTGGGACTTAGGATTTATTCAATAAGAAAAACACAGATATGAATAGCACTTTAAGCAAGGCAAGCCTAATCTTCATTGCGGGCGCACCGTACAAAGCAAGCGAGGCATACATGGCCAAACCCGCTACGAGCTTCTTCACTTTCACCCGTGCGGGCGCAACGGCTACCCGTATCAATTCGGCGGGGCTTATCGAGGTAGTTTCGGCTAACGTGCCACGCCTCGACTACTATCCGCAGCAATCATGCCCGACGCTGCTGCTTGAAGACGATGCTGTTAATTTGACAACATATTCAGCAGACTTGACAAATATCGCCTATGTGCTTTTCGGTGCAACAATAGCAGCCAATTCAGCAGCCTCGCCAATGGTGGGCGACTTAGCCGACAAGCTAACCGAGGACGTGTCGACAGGCTTGCATGGATTCGCAAAAAACACAGAGCTTGGCGGCGCGGTTGATAGCTCGCCCTACTGCATAAGCTTGTTTTTAAAGGCAAGCGGTAGGCAGCGCGTTCAGATGTTTGACAACGCCCAAAACGCTTCGGGGTTAAGTGTATTTGACCTTTCAACAGGAACGGTAGTAAGCGGCACGGGCAAAATTCAGCTTTACGGCAACGGGTATTATCGTTGTACTATTTTTCCTTTAAAAAACTTTAGCACAACCTCCGTTGCTTTTGTACGG